AGGTGTTCTATCCATGAGCATGAGCGTAGAGTTAACACTGGATGATTATTCAAGAATCTTAGCCTGGTATGAACTGACATTCGCATCAGGAAAAAATAAGGCCAATGCAGAAGATGATGCCACGTTTAGAAAACTAACTGTGATGGCTATGACCAAAACAGAAGAGATGAAAGAAGACAGTAAAGTCTGACTATTTTTTATAATCCTTATCCCAATATGGAGAGTTACAAGCCGAGCATCTTTGTGGAGCCTTTTTTGTGGTCCACACATGATAGCATCTATTACAATGACAAATGATTACGTTAGCAGGCGCACCTAATATCTTCTGTCTAAACAGTCGAAACAGGCTTGCCTTCGTGGCTTTTTCCTGCATTTAATCGCCTTTGTGATTATCCTTACATTCTTGGGAGCAAAATTGTATGGCCAGCCATTCCCCATTTTGTAATTCCTCTTCTGGAATTTCTACCAGGCAGGTGGAGCATTTTGCTATTCCTCTTGTTTTTACCATAGTTGTGTAAGTGATTTATTATTATATAGGTATTTCCTATATTAGCGATCAGGTTTATTGATGAGTCATTTTATATATAGGGATTTGCTATATACTGTAATGGCTACAGAGCAAGTCAATAAAGGAATGGTCTGCAAGGATAAAAAATACTGGCACTGCGAAATCGTAGACGGTAAATGTATCCACAAAAATTGCGACCAAAAGGTAAAGACTATCACCGATATGTCTGACGCAGAGTTAGAAAAAAAATGGGATGCCGATGCTCAAGCAGTAGCTGACAAACCAATCGCAGCATATATTGCACAAATCCTGGCAAGCGAGGCTGGCATACAACACATCAAAAAGGTGAAGAGCATGCTGGCATATCGTGAAATTACAAAGCAGATATGCATAGAACATGATCCTAACATGCATGATGCCCAAATCGGTCAGATAGACAACCAAGCCAAAGGAGTCGGCTTAAAAAAATGACTCCAACACCTAAATTTTTTGCACCATCGAGTAAGTTAAAAAGACAGGACCTATTACTAGATCCTGAAAAGGCCTGCGAGGAAATACAAAAGAACCTGGAGGAAGAACTAGAATGATACCAACAGAATGGCTAAAGTCTGTCGGCATAGACATCACAAAGAAAGGCCATAACACCTACAAGCTAAAAGCCACAGGGTTCATGGACCTAACTGTCGAAACATGGCAGGACGGCACAAGGCAGTATGTCTCCATGTGTCATTATGGAGAATCAAACGGTGACCTTATGAAAGATCCAGACATAATGTTCCAGGTTACGCCAAAGCGCATAATCTATCACGAGATGCAAAACGACTATGTTCCAATGTATTCGACAAACCATTTCGAGATACAGGACTTTATGGAAAACACCTGGCTGTCAAACCTCATAGCACAGGGACACAAAATAGAGAACTCAGATTAGTTCTCTTAATCCCTGTTAGTCCATTTTTTATGTATTGCCAACTAAAAAGAAGGTTTCAGCTAAAAAAGATACTACACCATTGCCATCAGTAAAGGTGGCATCAGCTTCTAAGAAATTCACCACTGCAAACATTTTACACACTTATTCTAATCCATCTTATACTGACCAGGAACTCGAATACTTTGAGGATGCTTGGTCATCATCGGTAGTAGGAACAGCCATAGACAAACTAATGGAGTATGTAATAGGCGGAGGAGTAAGACCAACATTCGAGTTAATAGATGATACAGGCATGGACGAGGAGCAGAAGAAAAAAGAGATTGAAAAATATTCAAGCGAACTAGATGAATTAATCCATTTTGATCAAAAGATAGGCTTTCAAAAAAAGATGATAGATGCAGCCACAATGGCAAAAATCTTTGGCCGTTGCGTAATGACATGGGAAGGAGACGGTTTACCAGAGGCATTGAAAATTATACATCCAAGGGATACAGGACGTGTATTCCTGGATCAAGAGAATTGGGGACTGGAGAAAGTAATTACCACATATCCGTCTGATGAGATTTATCCAAATGAAATGGTCTACTTTGTAAATAGGCCAGACAGCCCAAAGCGCAGGACCATGTGGTATGGCTATTCAGATTTACAGCGTGTCGTGGGAGCTAGCAAGGGGCATGGCGCAGGATCGTAGAGTATGACATGCCAGAGATAGCAACTGCAATGTGGGCAAACTATGGAATGTTTATCCTAAAGAAAATGGGACGTGACAAATCCGATGCAGAAATTGATGCTAATACATTACTAAACTCATTGAACCCTGGCGCATTTAATTGCGTAACAGCAGACGCATTAGATGAAATAGAGTTCAAGCCAATTGATTTGAATCCAAAAATTAAGGAGCTTGTTGATTTAGCTTCATTTTATGAGAGAATTTTGATAGGAAACTTTGCAGTCCCTTCGGCTTTACTAGGACGTGAAGAAGATCAGAACAGGGCTACACTAATTGGCAAGATTCAATTTTTCCTTAGTGGTCCAGTTAAGGCCACAAGAGAATGGCTATCAGACCAAATATCACAGCAGTGGTATGAGAGAAACATGCGCTATATGGGCATGGGCGAACTGCTAACAAAGGTCAGAGTTAAAGCTGAGTTTGAGGCAATAGTAGTAGAGTCATGGTTTGATTTAGTAGATGCAGTATTAAGATTAAAAGGAATATTACCTGGATTGCCAGACGAGAAGGTTTTGGAATTGTTAAACTTAGAGGAGATAAAAGACGATTTGAAAGACGTAGATTTATCCGTAGTTCCAGGACAAGATCCAAACTTGGGAATACATACTCCCCAGGATATAGTAAACAAACAGCTTAACAAAACAATGAATCAGACCGATACCATAGCAGCAGAACGAAAGATTGACAATGATATAATTCAGCAGGCCTTGAATGTAAAAAAAGCCAAGGTTCTAGATGACCTGGACGAGCTAATTCAAAATGAAAAGCACAACGCTGAGCATAATTCAGGCAGCAATTAACTCCTATGACCTTCTAAGCTTTGACGAGAAGGCTACAGTGATTTTTACCACACAAGAAGACATGCGGGTGGATGATAAAATTTGTATGCCATTAGCTGGCAACGAGTATGAAATAGATGATCCTAAACGGCCATTAATTCCAGAAGGCACGCATCCTAATTGCAGGTGCTATTATGTTGATGCGCAGACAGGCGATGTGGTAACTGACATATCATCTCCTAGAACGTATGAAAAGACAGAGGATGTGAATCCGATTAAACTACCACAAAAGAAAAAATCATTTTTTGAGCGAATACTAAAACGGCTCAGGAGNNTATTATGAGTGCCAAGGCTAATGCGATAAAACGGTATGATAGACTGGTATCTGACCTGGCAAATATAGAAAAAAAGCGTTCCAGGAAACTAAAGCAACTGCTGGATCTAAGGGAGAAATTAAAAATTGAATGACAAGCTAGCACACTTCATAGTCGGCTTTGGCCTATCAATAATAGGCATATTGCACATGCCATTGATTTTCTTAGGATTTTTCTTTGGCGTAGGCAAGGAGCTTCTCGACTTTAAAACAGGCAGAGGCAAGCCTGAGTGGATGGATATGTGGGCAACATTCTGCGGTGCAGGGATTGCTACAGGTATAGTTCTCTTAATAGGTTATATGCCATTTTATGCATGGCACTGATCAAGTTTCAAAACCAAGATAAATTCTTCATTAAATTTTTCCTATTAGATGCAAGCTTAAACCTTAACCGTTGGGGAGTAACAGAGACTGCCCTAAAGAATAACCTAAACACGTTCCTAGAAAAGCCGTTTGTATTAACGCCAGGTTATGACCATCCTAATGCGGCCAACGGTGATGACCTATTTGTCCAGCAGGAGAAATATCGTGTGGGAAATATAATCCAGGTGGGAATAGATGAAACAACAGGCAAAGCTTTTGGTGTTGCAGAAATTTTTGACAAGACAGCAGCCGAGGTAATTAAAAACGGTGATGTTAATTTTGTATCGCCATCAATAGTATTCAACTCAACAGATGAGATAAGACATCAGGATAGTTCCATTATAGTAAATTTTGAAGGCGCACATGTTGCAGCCGTAGCTGATCCAGCATACGGAATTATGAAAGCAGAAATCAAAGGTAAGTGTGCAGGCGATGCTGATACATGCCATTCACAACTGCAAAAAGTCCAGGCATCACGCTCATCTTGTGGCAAATATCTTACAGTAAAATCCGCAGGTAAAACCATGACCGTTGCCAATAGGGAATGCGTAAAGNCCTGCATAGAGGCAAAATCAGAGGCTGGCGAAACCATAGATGACCAGGCACTAGCAATCTGCTATTCAGAATGTTATGATAACAAAGAGGGCAACATAGACCAAGACTCCCTGGATAATATTACAAAGGTGGATATGCTAAAGAAGAAGAAAAAAGAAGAGGCAGACCACATGGAGGTCACATCTCCTAGAAAGCGTAAAGGTCCTGTAAAGAATAATGCCAAAAAGGCCAAGGACCAAAAGGAAGAGGACGAGGATTATGAGGTTCAGATGCAGTCCTTTGATAAAGATAATACTTCTAGTTAAGGGTAAACACAAGAAAAAAAGCAATAACATGAAACGTAGAAACGCAAATGACGACGATAAAGAGAAAAAAGAATCCGAAGAGGAAGAGAAAAAAGAACATGACGCCTCAGACGAAAACTCTTTTGAAGAACAGTACAAAGAAAAGAAAGAAAAAGACATCATAGAAGGCGAAGAAAAAGAGGAAGAAGATGCCGAAGATGAGAACAAACTTGACTTGACCGATAAACAAGAAAAATACTTGAAGGACAAGGAAGAAGGCTCACTAAAAGCCCAGGTTAAAACTCTCAAAGCAGAAATCAAAACCTTAAAAGCTAAATTCAGAAAAGCTGAGGTCGAACCAATTATCGACTCCATCTTAGAAGCAAAATCAAAAATCGGCAGTATTAATGTCGAAGCTGAATATGCTAAACTTTCAAAACTCGATACAGCAACACTAACTGAACTAGCAGACTCTTACAAGGGTATTGTGGAAGCAAAAGCTTCACCACGCTATTCTGTAAAATATGCTTCAACAGATAGTTCTGTTAAGGGTGATGAAATCCTAAGAAGAATAAGAGGAGATATGAGTTAATATGACAGCAGCAGCAGGTGCACTAGCACGTAGCACAGGTATTGAAATTCGAACTCTAGCTATGGCAGCCTCAACATCAATTACAACAGGTCAAACTGTTGCAGGAGATGCAAACGGTAGAGCAGTTCTAGCAACTAACTCTGTCGGTGATCAAGCCAAAGGTCTTTACATCGCAATTGAAACTGTAGATAATTCTTCAGGTTCAGCAGGCGATAAAACTATTAGAGTTGCAGGTGGAAACACCTATGTATATGCAACTGCTGGTGGCGCAATTAAACCAGGAGAAGCCGTAAAGGCAGATTCTGCATCTAAATGTGCAGCAGCAGCAACAATATTTGCAGCAGAGGTAGTTTTAGGAAGATACATTGGACATGAGAACGAGGAAGCAGTAGCAACAAACGCAGCAGCAAACGATGTCATTATAGTGAGGTTGGGATTGTAGATGACTAGAGATAACTCTCAAATCACATACTCGCCATACACCAAGAAATTCTATGAAGGCGCATGGGATAGAGACGGCACAGACTTTACCAAAGATTATGGTATGACGGCCATCGCTAAACTAAACGTTGAGAAAGAACTAGGTGACGGCAGAATTGAGCCAATCAACTATGAAATGTTCAGAAGCGCAGAGCGTGCATACAAATCTGGAAACATCGATGCAACATCTTTAAGCAACATCACAGTCATTGATCTTCTATCCGAAGTGATAAGACGTGAATGGAGAGACTTTAACGCAGTTCAAGCAGTGAGAAAAATCCCAGTGCCAAAATTGCAATTAAACGTCCCTATCGCAAACAAATATGCAGCATCTAAGAAAGTTCCAGAGTTGCAAGAAGCAGACCAAAAATCTAACACCTTTACCCAGGCTCAATTAAGACTCTGGAAAAATGTAGTTAGCATTTATGAATCTGATGAATCAAGACTCAAAGGAACCATTGAACCAATGGCCTACGAAATTGATCAAGCAGCAGGAGCATTAGCACAAGCAGCAAACGAACAGATTGTCACAGAAATTGAATCACTTACAGCAACAGCATGTGGAGATTGGGGTGCATTAAATTCTGATGGAAACTTTTCAGCAAGAAATCCATTAGATGATATTGTAACAGCAGTTGACACAATTGTAGGTAATCATTTCAGACCTGACACTTTGTGTGTTCATCCAAGAGCAATTTCAGATTATTTGTCGAACACATTTATCCACGCAGCAACTCGTCCTGATGACCGTCAGATAAGCGGAGTCTTTGACTTACCAAAGTTCCCTGGCGTAAAATCAGTCGTAGACGTTGGATTTACTTCAACAGTAGCAACATTGTTTGATTCAAGAACAATGCTATTAGGAGAAGG